CTTTCTATTTTAGGAAGTGAACCTAACACGATAGGTGTCTGTGAGTTCTTACCATCCATAAATATTCCGAACACTAATGCACTGGGCAGAACACGAGGTATCTTACCGATACCCGATACTCCACCTTCGGTAGTTGGGAGAACACATTGTGCCCAAGGTAAATGGTCTTCTGGAATATCTAATGTAGATACACTGTGCAATCCGTGTATGCGTATCTTTACTCGTCCTTCATATCCTGCAGGGGGAGTTGAGTTTACAACAGTCGCAATAAACCAACGAGTACTATCACCATAATATTCTGAAGGAATGGGTCTCATATCACTCTTGCCTCTAACTTACAAACATCCATAACAACATTGTGTGAACCCACTGAAAAAACATGTCTCATATTATATATGAGATAGTTTCCTGAGTATCTTGAATCGAGAGGAGATTCATTTTGTTCAGTTGCGTTTATATTATCACCTATAATTTCAAGTGAAATAATATCACCAACCTTTGCTCTACCAACAAGAATCGAAACACCTTCTACAGTGATTGTGAGAGGATGTTTTTTCATTGCAAAAAATATAGCACGAGATGCAACTTTTAGATTAAACTTGTTCTCATCGACTTCATCATGATATCCCTTTTTATTACCATAAGTTCCCATAGAGGTTATTGTATGATACTTCTTTGCGTTATAAACATCGGAACTTAAATCTCTCAACGTAAATCCTATATCGATAATATCTTGTGCTAAATCTTGTTCTGTTTCAATAATATTAGAAGTCGAAAGGTCACGCAGTTGTTTTGAGAGTGTGTGTTTAGTAGTAAACATTTCTCCTGTACCTAAATCTGTATTGGTATATTCAGACATCACTGCTCCCTTTTCCATTAACTCTAATGTATTAGAAGATTTTCCTACTTGTATATTCTTTATAATCATCTGTTTTGCAACAGGTTCAAGATTTAGTGATGTGTTATTAGGAGTAAATCTAAAAGGTATTATGTTGAAAGGTTTTTGTTGTAACATCGTATCAAGATTTCCAAGTCTTATAACATTACCTTGTTCATTATCCTCTGTGTTTCTATTTTCGTCTCCTCCACCACTTAGGTCTGGTAAAACTAGAGTAGAGTAAACAAAATATGGGGAACCTAAGTTAGTTGTTATTCTACTTGCTAACCATTTTACAGCATCAATCGGAGTTAGGTTTGGAATGATACACTTTATATCTTGTTGCGCACTCTGTTCATCAAACTCTGATTGTGCTCCTGTATAAGCAATATCAACTCGTCTACCTAACTCATTTTGAAGGATAGATTTAATAATCCTCTCAAGACTTCCATCATACGACTTACTAATCTTACTAACTCTACCAAGAAATCCGTGTTCATCAATAAGAGTAAAAGTGAAAACAGATGCGTTACCACTTTCACCTGTCTTTACTTTTCTTTGAATACCTGTTATTATAAATCTTTTATTCAAAATGGCAGTTGTGTTTTCAACATCTCCTGTTCCGAGCACAAACTCAATTCTTTCGGTTCCTTGAAATGCCATATCAGAAAATATCCCATCATTATCAAGTACAGTCATGTTACCTGACAAGTAAGGAATATCAAGAGATTCAAAAATACTTAACTCTAGAACAGAATTTGTTAGGTCAATCTCTAGGGAACGTTTATTAAAGTTTGGGTTATCCTTTGTAAGGATAGCAGACTTTATAACAAACTGTGGTTTTATGCTTGGTGTAGACATTGTATTTTACAGTCTCTTTTTCATTTCTCGTTTGAACTGACTTGCCACAGAATCTATAGCACTTGGTTTGATAATAACAATCTCTTTCAACTCATCATTCCTAGCATTCAGTCTATCACGATATGTCACAGGTATCAAAGAAGCACCCACTGTTCCAAAGTCAAATAATGTTAAGTCTTGATGGACACCATCTGCATCTTCATAATGATGAACGGAATCATACTGGGCAGACTCTGCTATAATGGTAACATCAATTTCATTTCCTTCGGTTGGAGTATAATGTAGACGAGTATCTACAATAGCAGTTCCACCTGTATCTATTATGATTTGACCCATCTCTGGTATCTTACGAATGATTGTTCCTGATACACTTCCTGAAGTTACGACTTGACCTACAGGAAATCTCTCAAACGAACCATTGTCTGTAGATATATCATCGTTTGTAGTTATCGTTCTATGGGGATACCGTGCCTTTGCTTCGTCAAGTAAATCATAGGATGGTATTGCCCACCCTGATTCACGAATGTGTTCGTTCACGAGATAGAATGACCAATAGTGGTCGGTTGTACCATAAAGTTTATATGACAATGTATCGGGTCTTTCCCCCGATATTACTGTATACTTTTCAAACAAAGTAACATTGTCTAATGTGGGTTGTAACACAGAAACATATTGACTAAGACGATTGAATGCAACAGCATCTTCAGCATTACCGAAACTATAACCTACTGTTGCAAAATTACTAAAATATGAAGTTGCCATTTTAGAATCCCTCCATTATATCTTCGCGTGTCAACTTGATTGACTCTTGGAAACTAAGTGTTAAGTCAACCTCAAAAGGTTTTGCTTTTCCATTATTTCTAGATTTATGAAAAGATTGTTGTGTTCCATTATAAACTGTATTAACTGCTCTGAGATATGCAGGTTTTATTTTATTTAGAACTTCATTGTCTTTTCCTTTTCCGTGTCTCATACTTATTTTAAATCTGTTAGGATACCTTTTACCTAATGATATACTTCCGCTTTTGAAAGCGTCACCACTTGAGATTATCTCTGGATATAACTCTGAACGGAGAAACTTTATCAATCCTTCTATCTGTTGTGCTTCCTCATAACTTGAAGCAATAAGTTTGAACTGAAAAGAAAACTCTCTAAAAGTAACCCCTTTGAAAAGAACACGAGAGTTTGGGTCTGGAGTAACTCGTGTTGACAATCCTGTGACATCACTTAATGGTTTACTGAACTTACCACTTTTGTTTCTGAGTAGTTCAGTAACTAAAACACTTCCTACAGCACCATCTTGTCCACCTGTCAATCCTCCTGCCAAAGTTTTTAATCCACCTTTTACTGTATCTAAAAAAGTTCCTGCTATAGAATTTCCTCCCTGTAAAGCATTTTCTCCAATCGCACCTATAATACCCAAATCAGTATTTTCATAACTAGCACCGTCTGGAAATGTTATAGATATAGGCATATATAACTCTACCCTGCTTCCACTCAACCTATCTATATCATTTTCAATATCACTAAACTCTCTCCCGACTGTCAACTGTTGCAACTCAGAAACCTCTTTATCATCTACACCAAACACCCTACTTATGGCACTTACACCGCGTTCGAGTAAATATTCGGACTGTCCATCCTCCTTCTCATCTACTGCAGAGTCCTTAACACGTTGTTTTTCATTAGTCTTACTAAGTATACCAGATATAGTTAGAGGATTTTCTATATAAGTCTCAAAAGAAATATAACTCCTTTGTGTATCCGTTTTTAGATTTTCTGGATACTGAAATCTAACGCTATTTTTTTTAAGTGCCATCTTTTATTTCTCTACTAAATAGTTTATAGTCAAGTCTATTTATAAGGTTTTTATGGCATATTCAGGAAGATATTCAGTAAAAAATCCATCTAAGTATGAAGGTGACCCAACTAAGGTTATTTATCGTTCTCTATGGGAAAGACATGCCTTCAAATGGTGTGACGATAACCCTAACATCATCAAGTGGTCTTCTGAAGAAGTTGTTATACCATATCTATACGAAGTAGATAGGAAGTATCACCGATACTTTATGGACTTGAAACTTTCGACTAAACAGGGGAAGACATTCCTTGTGGAGATAAAACCTGACGGACAGACAAGACCACCCAAGGGTGCAAGAAGGACAAAGAGATATCTTACCGAAAGTTTGACTTATATTAAGAACGTGAACAAATGGGAGGCGGCAGAAGAATATGCCAAGGACAGGGGTTGGGAGTTTGTGATATGGACTGAGAAAAACGAACCCCTGAAGTCTATTATACCCAAGTCAACTAAACCATTAAAACCAATAAAACCTTACAAACGTCGTAAAAAATAGTATAAATAGACGTATGAGTAACATCTTTGATACCCTATCAAGAGAAGCATTCCGCGCAGGAGTAAACCCTCGTACCGATGAATCACGTAAGTGGTTTCGTCAGCGTGCAAAGGCATTGCGTGGAATTAATCGTAAAGAGTTAATGAAGGAAGACCCTCTCGAAAGAGGTGGAGAAGAAATCGTTGGTTCTATGCAGATGTTCTTCTATGACCCAAAGACAAAAGATACTTTACCTTATTACGATAAGTTTCCTTTGGTTGTTGTAGTCGGACCTGCCGAGAAAGGTTTCTATGGATTGAACCTTCACTACCTTCCCCCTGTACTAAGGGCAAAGATGTTAGACTCATTAATGGAAGTTGCAACAAGTAAGAAGTCACCTAACGCAAAGTTTCAGATTACATATGAAAGACTCAAGGGTATGAGTAGTATGAGATATTTCAAACCGTGTTTTAAACATTATCTTACTGCACATGTAAAAAGTCAGTTCGCGAGAGTTCCTGCCCCTGAATGGGAGATTGCAACATTCCTTCCGATTGCACAGTTTGAGAAGATACCTAATCCTCTTACTGCGTACAAAGATTCAAGAAAAATGTTAAGTGGAAGTTAAATAAATGGTAGTACGAATAGACGATTTTCTTTCAGAGATATCCGCAGGTGGCGGTATGGCAATGGGCAATATGTTCAAGGTCACTTTACCATCAATAAATAAAACGACATCAGAAACAATGTCTCTACTTTGTAAGACAGTAAGTCTCCCAGGAAGACAAATGCAATCTGCAGAAAAACGTTCGGGAATGGAAATGAAGAAAGTTGCATATGGTTATGCTTCAGAAGATGTTACTATGTCATTCTACCTTCTAAATGATTATAGCACAAAAGATTACTTTGAAAGATGGCAAGACTTAGTTATAAATCAAGATACAAAAGAGTTAGGTTATCATAACGAATATGCTAAACAAGTTATTATACAACAGATAAGAAAAGGTGTATCGTTCCCAGTGGCAAGAAAGAAGTTATTTGATGCGGGTAAGATACCCTCAAGTATAAGAGGAAGACTTCCAAGATTAGGTCCAATAGATTTTGCGCAAGGGGAGTTCGACCTTGATGTACTACAACCTGATGATATTATATATACCTGTGTTCTTATTGATGCATATCCAACATCTCTGGTTGCAGTGGAACTAGGAAACGAAAATCAACTACTCGAAGTTAGTGTTCAATTATCTTATACAAACTGGAGAAGTGCAACAAACAAAATACAAACACAACAAGCAGGTGAAGCATTGGTCGGAGGTGCAATACAGTTTGCACGAGGACTGTTTTAGTTTCATTATAAATAACTTATATTATAAACACACGGAGAATAAATAATATTATGGCACTACCTAAGTTAAACGAAGCAATCAAGTATGAGATTGTGGTTCCTTCTACTAAAAAGACTGTAACCTATAGACCTTATCTTGTAAAAGAAGAAAAAATACTACTTCAAGCATTTGAAGCAAAAGACGAAAAGACTGCAATGAGAGCAATGGTTGACACTGTTGTTGCTTGTGTATATGAATCATTAAATCCTCAAATGTTAACAACCTTTGATGTTGAATATTTGTTTGTTCATATAAGAGCAAAGTCTGTAGGTGAAACCTCAGTTCTCTCAGGGAGTTGCCTGAGTGAAGAATGTGAAGCATATACAGATGTAACTATAGATATTACACAATCAGAAGTTAAACAAGAAAAGGTATTAGATAATGTTATAGAACTTACTCCCGAAATATCATTAGAACTAAAATATCCATCATATGTATCTTTTCTAAAAAACTTTAAAGAGGGAATATCGGAATCACAGTTTGGTTTACTTATGATAGAAGAATGTGTCCTGTCTGTTAATACACCAGACGAAAGAATTACAGAATGGACAAAACAAGAGATGACCGCATTTATTGATTCTATGACCACAAAACAATTCGAAAAGGTAGGAGAATATTTAAGTAGTTCTCCAACACTTCAGCAAGAAATAGAATGGTCATGTTCTTCATGTGGTCATGAAAATAAAAAGAAATTGGAGGGTCTGTCAGATTTTTTTTAGTATGCCTCTCACATGATAGTCTCGTAAATCATTTCAAGACTAACTTTGCATTGATGCAACATTTTAATTATTCGCTTTTTGATATTGAACATATGATGCCGTGGGAAAGAGAAGTCTATTTAACATTGTTACAAGACCATCTCGAAAAAGAGGCAGAGAAACAAAAACAACAGAAATATTAATTAGGATAAACTAATGGCATTAACACAAGCAACAGAAAGATTACAGCAAGAGAGGGTAGAGTCTCAACAGGGTGGGACAAATGCCTATCATATTAGAGAAACTGCAGAGGGAATAGAACAACTTCTTGCTCTTACTATTGCGGGAAATAAGTTATTCAGTGATTATTTCAAACAACAAAAAGTAGAAGCGGGGGATAGAAAAGAAACACTTAATGAACTAAAGAAAGGAACCAAAATTGCGGTAAAGAAAGGTGGTAAAGTAGGAGTTGCTTCTAAAGCAGTCTCAAGTGGAGAACTTCTTAAAGGTGCCAGTGGTGGACCTCTAAGCAAGTTAGTAGACGCTAGACTCGCTCAACTTTTACTACTACCTATGGTTTTAAAATTTAGAAATATGTTAGGATTAACAAGACAGGGATTCAAAGATTTTGGAAAGGGACTAAAAACCTTTGCTAAAAATATTCCAGGGGCAAATGTAATATCCTATAAATTCGGACAATTTACAAATGGATTGGATAAGGCAGGAAAAAGGTTATTTCAGTTTGCAGATGAAGGTAAAGGAGCGAAAGGAAAGGTTGTTAAAGGTCTACTAAAACCTTTTTCTGCCGCTATTGCCTTACAAAAAGCACTTACAAGTGAAGCGAACGTTCGTTTTGCAAACAGACTTGCTGATGACCGAAGACTTTTTAAAAAACTGGGAGAGGACGCAAAAAAAATACCAAGGTC